GTAATTTTAATTTAGGGGGTACTCAGTCAGGCCGTTTATCTTCGTCTGAACCAAATCTTACTAATATTCCTTCAAATTCAGCTTATGCTAAGTTAGTCAAACAAGCATTTATATCTCCACTTGGATATATATTTTGTGGGTCAGATTTTGATTCTCTAGAAGATAAAGTAAATGCTTTGCTTACCCGTGATCCTAATAAAATGGCTGTTTATGAGCATGGTTACGATGGTCATTGCCTGCGTACATTTTATTACTTTCGAGAACAGTTACCAAATGTTAACTTACCTGAAGATACAGATAGATGTTTTAAGTTAAACATAAACGGGCAAGAATTGTATTGTAAAAGTGGGGATTTTGTTATAGATGCCACTAATAAGAGAATTTCCGTAGAAGAGTATTACGCTGCTTGTTGCAAGGAGGGCTAATAAATAAAATGGATATTATTCTAACAAATGATACTAAAATACAAGAAATATCTAAGATAGACTATTCTGTACATACAATAAATCAGCTTAAAAAGGAGCATGGGGACTTACGTCAACAAAGTAAGGCCCCAACTTAACTTTTGCCTTAACTTATGGGGGGACATTCGCTACACTTATAAAAAACTGTGGATTTTCTAAAGATACTGCTTTAAAAATTGAAACAAACTACCACTCATTATATAAAGTATCTGATGATTGGGTTAATGCTAAACTGGATCAAGCCAGTATTACTGGGTATGTTACTTGTGCCTTTGGTTTAAGATTGCGTACTCCTATTCTAAAGCAAACTATCTGCAACACAAACTATACCCCATTTATTGCTATGGCTGAACGTAGATCAGCAGGTAACGCGTTAGGTCAAAGCTATTGTATGCTCAATGAAAGAGCTGCTATTGAGTTTCAAAAACGCTGTTTAGCTTCACCTTACCGTTATGATATTCATCCATCTGCACATATCCATGATGCACAATACTATGTAGTTAAAGATGATGTTCATATAGTTAAATGGGTAAATGATAATTTAATTGAGTGTATGCGATGGAGTGACTTACCTGAGTTAAAGCATGACACTGTAAAAATGTCGTCTAAGCTTGAGTTATATTGGCCTAATTGGGCATATTCGCATGCAGTTCCTAACACTGCTGATGAGAGTAGCATTAAAGAAATTGCTAATAAAGCCAAAATTAAACAGCATGATTAAAGAACTCAATCTGTGTATACCAGGACAGCCAATTTCTAAAGCTAGACATAAGCTTGCTCGTAGGGGTAAGTTTATACATATGTATAACCCTCAGCATAAGCAAAATGACGAATTTAAGCAGTGTGTAATACAACAATTACCAAAAAATTTCATTTGCTTTAATGGCTTAGTGAAAATTGAAATTATTTTTCATATTGCAAGACCTAAAAGCCACTATGGCATAGGTAAAAAAAGTGATTGTTTAAAATTAAACATGCCTTTATACCCTATGACAAAACCTGACATCGACAATTATACTAAGTACGTGTACGATTGTTTTAACCAGGTTATTTGGGAAGATGACTCATTAGTTTATGAATCTCGTGAACGTAAAGTCTACTCTAATACACCTAAAACATTAATTCATGTTATAGGAGAGTACACAAATGGCTAGAATAAAGTCAGACACGGGTTTATGCAATAAGAACAACTAAACAATATGGGAGGAATAAGTGAACCAGGTTAAGAAAAAAAAGAGAGGACATCTGCAACCTATTAAATATTATGATTGGCCTGAACAAAATAGAAAAGTAACCCTTAATGAATTAGCAAAAGAATGGAATAGACCACGGAAAACACTTATAAATTGGCTTTACATTTATAGGTATAATATTCAACTAATATTTATTGAACGCCAAAGTAAGCCTAGAGGATATGGGGCTACTACTAAAATATTAGCTAATGGTAAAACATACTGTCAAATGGCTGCTGAAGCAAACTGTAGTGTAGCAGTAATACGAAATCATATTAAATGTAAAGGTATTGACGTTAAATATATACCGCCTAAACGCCAGTGTAAGCCACAAACAGCATTAGCTACCTCGACTGTTAAAATAAAGTCAACTTTTAATAACATAGGGCAACCTGATATAAAAGATTGGAAGTGTAAATGCCCTACTTGTGGTAAAATATGGAACTACCGTATGTGGTTTACTGGCTCTATACCGTCTAGTGGCTTTATCCCTAAGATGTGTCTTAATACTTGTGCAGTAGCAGCAACAAAAGTCAATTCGTTAGCTCTAACAGCCGCTAATATCAGATTAAGTGTTCATCGTAATGCAGCAGAATAAGGAGATTATATGAACGCAAAAGAATTTGAAGAATTATCTACACAAAGAGTTGAACATTGCCTTAGCTTACTTAATACAAAAGGTATGGAATATTCTCGTAATGGTGATAGATTGCACAATTTCTACACTGCCGCTGCTATGAGTAATAATTCTGAATTTGAAGCATTATGGGGTATGTGGGTTAAACATCTTGTGTCTGTTAAAGATATGGTTTTAGACTGTGCTAATGGAGTTTTCCCTAATCAACAACTTATTGATGATAAATTATCAGATACAATAAATTACTCTCTGCTATTAGAAGGACTGATTGTAGAAGCAAAAAAACATTCTATTCCCAGTGTACCTCCAGCTATATAATATATGGCTGTACCAGTTATACTCATCTCTCTCTATAATTTCCAAGTACACATTTAGTCTTAATACAATTTATTTAAGTAAATATGCCTTCGGCATTTGGAGTGATCTTTGTTATTGGGTGTGTATCCCAACTGGCAGAGGAAAAGGACTTAAAATCCTTCAAGTGTGGGTTCGAATCCCCCCACGCCTACCAATAACTTATTTGAGGAGTCTAATGAAATATACAAATAAAACAGCAGTACCAATGTCATTAGCTGTATGGCTTGCTGAAGATTCATATGACTATAACGGTGACAGTAATACTATTAGTGTCACAAGCTTGTTAAAGCCAGCGAGACAAATTGTACTGGCTAATAGAGTTACCATTAATGAACAAGCAACTACAGATATATCAGCAATGATCCCTAGTAGTATGGGCACAGCTCTGCACACTGCTATTAACGCAGCATGGCTTAATAACTATAGAGAAGGATTAGCTTTATTAGGCTATCCGCAAAAAGTTATTGATAGTATTCGTATTAACCCAGCAACAGCTGAACCAGGAACTATACCTATTTATATGGAACAACGAGTTACTAAACGTGTGGGTAATTTTATTGTTTCAGGTAAATATGATTTTATCGCTAATGGCAGATTAGAAGATTTTAAGAGCACAAGTGTTTACACATATTTAAATAAATCCAATAATAAAAAATTTATCTTACAAGGTAGTATGTATCGTTGGTTAAATCCTGAATTAGTCACAGATGACCACATGGCTATTCAGTATATTTTTACTGATTGGAATAAAAGCAAATCGATAAGTGAAGCTAGTAAGGGTTACCCTGCAAATAGAATAGTAGAAGTTGTACTAGCATTGCATTCTGAAGTTTACATAGATAGTTGGGTTAAAAGTAAACTAAATGAGCTTACTAAATTATGGGATGCACCTGAAGAAGCATTACCTTACTGTACTGATGAAGATTTATGGAGATCACAATCTGTATTTAAATACTATAAAAATCCAGCTAAGACAGAGCGCAGCACAAAAAACTTTGACTGCTGTAATGATGCACTATGCCAGTTGGTACAAGATGGCAGTAATGGTTTGGTTAAAGAAATAAAAGGGCAAGTTAAAGCATGTGTTTATTGTGCAGCATTTAAATTGTGCTCTCAAAAAAATGAGTATCTTGCCAATGGATCATTAATTATATAAGGAATATTTATGAGGCCACTTGACCAATGTACATATCATCCAATAGCAGAACAAATTGTTGATATTTTATGTCGCAAAACACAGAATACTAATCCAATGTTCTTTAGAATATTGATAAATTACTATTTAGCAAAAATTACAGCAATGATGCGAGTTAGTATATTAACTCAAGATAGGGGTAAAATTCCTGTAAATTTATATGCAGTTAATCTTGCTAGTTCAGGACAGGGTAAAGGTCACTCTACTAATATTATCGAAGATCAAATTATTAACAATTTTAGATCAGTATTTTTTGAAGAAACTTACCCAATAGTTTCAGAACGAAATCTAGCTCAATTAGCGTCTAAACGCGCAGCTATCACTGGTGATGATGATGACGAAGTGCTCACAGCAGTTACAAAAGAATTTAAAGAGCTAGGCGTTTTAGCTTTCTCATTTGATTCAGGAACTACTGCTGCAGTAAAGCAAATGCGCCATAAGTTACTTATGGCCGGGATTGGCTCAATGAATCTTGAAATTGATGAGATTGGTTCAAATTTATTAAGTAATTCAGATGTATTATCAACGTTTTTAGAGTTGTTTGATGTTGGGAAGATTAAACAGAAGCTTACAAAGAATACTAAGGACAATGTACGATCTGAAGAAATTGAAGGAGGGACACCTACTAATCTATTGCTATTTGGTACACCTAGTAAATTGCTTAATGGTGGTAAAACTGAAGAAGAGTTCTATTCATTTCTTGAAACAGGATATGCTAGACGCTGTTTATTCGGGTATACCAAAATAAGCTGTAAAGAAAACAATTTAACTCCTATTCAAGTGTATAATTTATTAACTGACACAGCTGAAGATAATTATTTGGCCGATCTTTCTATAAAATTAGGACGATTAGCACATGAACTAAATTATAATAAAATTATTACAGTGTCAAAAGATGTTAGCCTATTCCTAATTGAATACAAGTTATCATGTGATAAACTTGTTGCGTCACTGGGGGAGCATGAAGAAATTCGTAAAGCTGAACTTGCTCATAGATATTTTAAAGCCCTTAAGATAGCTGGTACATATGCCTTTATTGACGAGCATTCAGAGATTACTGAAGATAATCTATATCATGCCATTAAACTTGTAGAGACATCTGGAGAAGCATTTATAAGCATACTTAATCGAGAACGCAACTATGTTAAATTAGCTAAGTATATTGCTAGCATTAACCGTGAAGTAACTCATGTAGATTTAACAGAAGATTTACCATTTTATAAAGGTTCTGCAGTTCAAAAAGCAGACTTAATGCAGCTAGCTATTGCATGGGGGTATAAAAATCAAATAATTATTAAAAAATCCTTTAGTAGTGGTATTGAATTTCTTACAGGTGAGACGCTTAAACCAGTTGATTTGAACAATTTAGTTTTGGCTTATAGTGCTAATATCTCTGATGGGTACGCTAATATTAGCAATCCAGCACCTAAATGGGAACTTCTACATAAGCTAATCTGGTCTAATAATCTTAACTGGATTACTCATCATACGACAAATGGCCATAGAGCTGAAGAGAACATTATTCCAGGCTTTGACATGATTGTACTTGATGTCGATAGCGGAGTAACACTTAGCCAAGTTAGGCTATTACTGAAAGAGTACACATATCTTATACACACGACTAAACGGCATACAGTAACAAATAATAGGTTTAGAATAATAATGCCCATCAATTATCATTTAGCGTTAGATGCCGCAGATTTTAAAGAGTTTATGAGTAATATTTATGAATGGCTTCCATTTGAAGTAGATACTCAAACAGGTCAACGATCACGTAAGTGGTTAACTTGTTCACTTGGTTCATATGAGTATAACAATACGAGTAAGCTGCTTGATGCACTACCTTTTATTCCTAAAACTGTTAAGAATGACGAACGAAAAAAGGTTAGTGTTAGTATGCAATCTATGACCAATATAGAAAAATGGTTTATACAGAATAGTGATATTGGCAGTAGAAATAATCAGCTAATTAGATATGCTCTTATATTAGTTGATATGGGGCACCCAGTTGATTATGTAAGAGATAGGGTGTGTGATCTAAATAATAAATTGGAGGATAAGCTAACCATTAAAGAACTAGAAGACACTATATTTGTATCTGTTGGCAGAGCAGTATTAAAACGTAATTCTAAACAATAAGGAGTAATATGGATCAAAATGGAAATGACCACTTAATACTTATATGCGGTGAAAGCTCTACGGGTAAATCTGCGTCACTTAGTTTTTTAGATAACCCAGAAGGAGTAGTTTATCTAAACTGTGAAGCAGGTAAGAAATTGCCATTTCAGTCTAAATTTAAAGAAGTTATTGTTACTGACCCTTATGTTGTAGAGACTGCTTTTACTCAAGCTGAAGAACATTCTGAAATACATACAATTATTATTGATAGTTTAACGTTTCTTATGGATATGTATGAAAGTTTATACGTGATTGGATCAACTAATACAATGAAAGCATGGAGTGATTACGCGCAGTTTTTTAAAAATTTAATGCAACAACGTGTCGCACCATCTTCTAAAAATGTAATATTTACTGCTCATACTTTAGCAACGTTAAACGAATTAGAAATGGTTATGGAAAAGAAAATACCAATTAAAGGAGCATTAAAAAATAATGGTGTAGAAGCGTACTTTAGTACTATAGTAAGTGCTAAAAAGTTACCTTTAACTAAGCTTGACCCATATCAAAACAGTTTATTAACAGTTAACCCAGAAGAAGAAATGCTTGGCTATAAGTATGTTTATCAAACACGAGTAACTAAAGAAACTGTGAATGAACGTATTAGATCGTCTATGGGAATGTGGAGTATTAACGAAACATACATAGACAATAACGCACAATTTTTACTTAATAAATTGCATGAGTATTATAACTAACACTAGCTATTATTGTAATAGTTAGTATTTTCATACTTAATAAATAGGAGATTTAACTTATGTCATTACTTAAAAGTTTAGTAACAACTGAAGATATTATTGCAGACTCAGACACTCTTGGTGGATACTCAGTATTAGAGTCAGATGTGTATGACCTAACTATTGAAGTAGCGTTTGTCACATATTCAGCGAATAAAGCGATGGCTTTAAATGTTCATTTCAAGACTGTTGATGGTAAGCAGCTTAGACAACAATTTTGGATGACCTCAGGTGAAGCTAAAGGCTGCAAAAATTATTACGAAAACAAGCAAGGAGACAAACAATATTTACCTGGATTTACTATGGCAAATAGTTTGTGCCTGCTGACTGTAGGAGAAGAAATTAGTAAAATGAACACAGAACCAAAGGTAATAAATTTATACGATTACTCAGTTAAAAAAGAAATCCCAACAAAAGTTGATATGCTTATTGAATTGTTGGGTAAAAGTGTAACTGCGGGTGTTCTAAAGCAAATTGTAAATAAAAATGAACTGGATGCAAATACTGGAACTTATGTAGCATCCAGCGAAACACGCACTGAAAACGAGATTAACAAGTTATTTCGTCAGCGAGATGGCCTTACAATTACAGAGATTAAAGCAGCAGCTACAGAACCTGTTTTTAAGCAAAAATGGGTTGAAAAATGGAAGGGTGTAACCAAAGATAAAAGTTCTGTTGTAGTGGCAAACGCAAAACCTGTTAATAATGCAAAAACTAAAACACCAGCACAAAATCTGTTTGCTTAAGGAGAAAGCTATGCGAATCACATTAACTCATTCTGATATTACACAAGCAGTTATTCAATACATCAATACAACAGGCATTGATACTACAGATAAAAATGTTACTGTTACTTTTAAAGCTGGGCGAAAATATAATGGGTATTCCGCAATAGTAGATATTGTAGCACCAAGTCAGGTAGAAGTAGCTGTATTAGCAAATGCTGCTGTGGGTGAATCCCAAGTTGCACAGGAAACTCCTAATTTATTCGGTAACTAGTTATGTTTCGCACAGTAGGAGATATTCTCCTTACCGTTATTGTGCTGATTTTAATTGCTAGTTTAGTTATATTAAGTCCTTTAATAATTACTATATTACCCACACTAATAATAGTAACTGTTTTATTTTGTATTATTTATATTTGTATTAAAGATAGTCATAAATAACTAAAAACCCTGTTAATAATAATAGTATTTATTAACAGGGTTTTTATTTTAAACATATGGTGATACTATGTTAAATTTTACAAGAGTTTCTAAGAGTTCACTTAGTAAGTCAATTGCTAACTATTTTGTCTGTTATGAAGAGAATGGTATCAATTATGTAGTTGAAAGCTGGGTTAAACTAGAAAATGCAGAATACACAGTTAAAATTCTTAACGAACATGAAGAATCTCAAGATAGGAATCCTTGTTATTTTATAACAGATAAGGAAGGGTATAAAATTCTTACTTAGGAGATACACAATGAATGTAAAACGTAAAGGTAATCTGCTACTTAATGCAGATATTATTTTGCCAGAAACGGTGTATGCTACTTTTAATGAAGGATTAATTGATTCTGTAAAAGATGATATAGCTAATAGTATTAGATTTGGTGGGGAAATGCTAGATATTTACACGCAATTCAGAAGTAATCTCCACATTACAAATGTAGTTGCAATGCTTAATAAGATGGAAACAGTGTATACAGATTATAATTACAGCGTACTTACAAAAGGGAGATCATTGTGAAAATTATTGAACAATCACATCAATTACTTCCTGAACAAGATGATCTAATACAGCAGATTGGTTCTAGGGCAGCAATTTGTTATCAGTCAGATGGAGATAATACTGAAGCCAACATTAAAAGAGTACAGCATTGCTTAAAAAATGGGCACATGAGCGCATTAGAAATGGGTAGAGTTACTACACTTAATCTTAACCATAAGTATACTTCTCCATATATCACACAAATATCTTATAATAATTGTCGTTATGCCTCTGGCTCAGTTAGGGCATGGTTAGAAGTTGGGTGTGATTTTGATACAATACTAAAAATGCCAAAAGTAGAATTTCCACAATTTAATACTGCTGACTATGCCAGGTTCCGGTATCAAGCAGTAAAGCTGATTACTAATAGAGCAATTTCACATCAGTTAGTGCGTCATAGAGTGTTTAGTGTACTCCAGGAGTCACAAAGATATGTACGCTATGATAAGCCTGGAGGAATTGAATTTATTAAACCATTATGGGCTAACACAGAGGATTCACAGGACTGCTGGAAAACTGGTATGCGTGCAAGTGAAATATTGTATGGCGACTTGCTCAATCTTAAAAAACTACAACCGCAACAAGCCCGAAGTGTTCTTCCCAATGATACTAAAACAGAATTGATTATGTATGGATCATTGGCTCATTGGAGGCATCTATTTTATATGCGATGCCAAGGTGGTGCTGATCCTATGGTGAAAGCACTAATGAACCCCGTATTAGAAGAGTTTAAAATCTTATACCCTAGTATATTTGATGAACTCAAACCGAGTGTGGCTGGAAAGTAACTGGAGAATGAATATGAGAGTTAAAACTTGGCTTAAAAAAGTAGCTATAATCAAAAATGACCCACATCCAGAATTAGGGTTACCTAATTTCCCAATTTACATTAGTAAATACGATGGTAGTTACATTACAGCAGTAGGGCATGAAAAACGCATAAAATTTCTAGCTGACCGTGAAATTACTGAGCAGCTAACACATGGTGTAGGGT